GGTGTCCAGTTCTTTACTTCCCCTGAAGTTTCCACCAAGAGCGCTGTCAACTACTTAACTGGTGAACCTGTTATACAGGTTTACGGGCAATGTACAGGACGCGCCACCATGAAATCTGAAGTGATCGAATCACCTCTTTCCCCTCACGTTTCTGAAGTGTGTAAGGTCCCCCAGCAATGGGGTCCACCGAAATTGAGGGAAGATTTTCCATTTCAGCGCACTTTGATACACTCAGCCGAACCCGCTATAGGTTTCGAAGGCGATGTGTTAATCAAAGCTGTGGAATGCTTCAGCTCAGCTAGGGCAAATTCTAGAGAGAGTTCCTCATCTGAAAGCCTCCACCAAACCCCTCACCGAACAACAAACCATTTCTGGTATTGACGGTAAGCGGTTCATGGACGCTATGAAGAAGAATTCTGCTATAGGTTTCCCACTCACTGGCCCCAAGTCTCGTTACATGACAGAACTCCCTCCTACGGAGGAGCATAGAGCTCCTTTCGCATTCGAGGATAGATTCTGGATCGCGTACAACGAGGTTTGTCGCAAATTCCGCAGGGGTGAACGAGCATGTCTGATTTTTAAGGCATGTCTCAAAGATACCCCAACTAAGCTGGACAGCGACAAGGTCAGAAAGTTTGATGCTGGACACATTTGTCTCCAATTTGGGATGAGGATGTACTATCTACCCGTAGCACGCGCTATGTCGCTGTTTCCTTTGATTAGCGAGTGTGCTGTGGGTATTAATTCCGAAAGTCCTGAATGGGAGGAAATGCATTTCCACATATCTAAATTCGGTAAGAACCACATATTGGCTGGAGATCACTCCAAATATGACGCCCGGATGCCAGCGCAGCTTATCTGCGCCGCGTTCCGAATACTCATAGATTTCGCCAAGAAGTGTGATTATACGGAGGATGATATTTGCATGATGGAAGGTTTTGCTACTGAAGTTGTTTACGGCTATAGTGCATTCAATGGAGAGTTGATCCAGTTCATAGGATCAAATCCATCGGGCCATGGCCTCACAGTCTATATCAATTCCATCGTAAACTCTCTTATGCTACGCGCTGCTTTCTACTCTATTTATGAGTCGAAGTCCTTTAGCGCCAATGTAGCTCTGATGACATACGGTGATGATTGCATAGC